CCAAGTATTTCCCGAACCATCTCTATTTTGAAAGTTCCAACTCCTAGACAAATCAGCATAGCCAAAATCGTATGCTATCACCTTCGTTTTGTCTGCACTAACAGCAATTGAACACCTGTTTATATACTGAACTCCATCTAACGCGCCAGCTATTGCAGAATTTCCGTATTTGTAATAAATACCATTTTTCAATATATTATTTGTTATTTTTGTTAAATCAATTTCGACAAAAGTAATAAAACCAGATAATTGAACTTTGCATTTCAGTTTTTTATATTTATTAACATCTACTTCAATTACTTCTCCACCTTGAGAATTTCCACTCCAAATAATTTTTTCTTTGTTCAATAATTCTTCATTTAAAGGCTTCATTGTTCATATTCCCCCCTTACAACAAAATCGAAATATCTGCCGACTGGTATCTCCCAGTCTGTTGTAGTTTTAATTTGATTACTTATACTTCCACTTCCTCCTATTTCTCTATAATGCCCATCTGTCCCTGCATCATCACTACTTAGTCTTAATAGTTCTCCCATATAATACACATCTAAACACCCAGTTCCAACTTTATAATTAAAAGGTAGAGTTATCACTCCACCCTTTAAGACTGCTGTTGATATATTTAGATGATGTTTGTGTTCTATATGACTATTTATTTCTTCTTCAATATTATCTTGCATATCGTTTAAGTTCTCCGCTGATAAAGGTGTTTCTCCTTCATATACCGCTTCTTCTACTTCTTGCTTAACATCACCATTCATAAAGTATCCTTTACTTTTTAATGTACCGTTTTTAAATACTTTCTTTTTCATTCTTCGCCTCCAATTTTTCTATTCTTTCTATTAGAGTTTTTATTAAATTATCCTTTTGCTCATCATTCTTTTTCAATTGTTCTATTTGTTCCTGTTGTTCTTGAATTGCCTTAGTTAATGTAGCAATTATTGGTAACTCATTTATATAATATCTTTCTTCAATGTTTCTTTTTTCATCTGCTGGTTTTTTTATCACAAAATTTTCGTCTATTTGTTCCATATCTTGAGCAATATACCCTATCTTGTAATGTTTTCCATCATCTTTTTTATCAAATTCTTTATGTTGTATCTTTTTTATAATATCTATAGCTGACTCTGTACAGTCAACAATATTTTCTTTTATTCTTCTATCAGATGATATATTATTTGCATATACATTGCCATCAACATCAAGATTTCCATGTATGCTTGCTAGGCTAGGAACATATACTGTAAAATCCGTTTTTTTACTAGATGTTCCAATCATTACGTCACCACTTTCAATAGATAAATACCCTGCATCTGTCATTAATATATTTCCTATCTTAAAGCTATTTGAACCTAATGAGTTTTTAAACATTTGTATATTATTAAGTATTGAAAGCCCACCACCTTCAACGCCTCCTATACCTGAGTTAATTGGGAAGATGTTGAGTAAATCGCTTTCGCTATTTGTATCATAAAACGATAAACCTGAAAATACATTTCCAAACATTTTAACATTACCACTTATGATACCCTTTTCCATTCCATCTAGTACCAGATCACAAAAAGCTAAAGATAATTGACCGTAAACATCGTCTGTATTTTTCTTACCCATATGGAAATTTTTTATATATAATATTGGATAATATTTATTATCACTGGTAGTTTTAATACCCCAAGCCATTCCATTTTCAATATCTGTATTATAGTCTCCATTTACTGAAAAACTTATGTATGTATTATCTTCTTCTTTATTAACACCCATTTCTCCAAAAACAGTAGTTCCATCGTCTTTATAAAAATGTTGTCCTGTTTTATCAAGTGCCATCATAACTTTTTTATTTTTATCTAATATAGCTAAACTAGCATTTTCATTAATTATCATCATCTGTATATATTCTGCTATTTTATTCCATGCAATTTTTACTGCTTCCGAATTTACTTCTAAATATGTTGCAAATTCATTCTTATCAAGTTTAGTACTTGCCATTATTTCAAACTTTTGCGAAGTTTGATTCATTGCAGTCTTAAATTCAGATTTTAAAGTATAGCTTTCCGAAAAATCATTCTTGATTAAATATTCTGCATAAAATTTGTTTCCTACCATATCTATTAAGTAGATATAATTGTCTCCTTCAAAAAGTTCAATATTTATATTTTCTAGAGGTTCTTTTATTGGCGTTTCTAATTCCTTTAATACATAAAAATCAGTTAATTCTAATCTACGCATAACATAATCTTCGTCTTTTGTTATGACTAAACTGTCATATACGTCGCCTTTAAATCTTAATTCCTCAATATCTACTTCATACTCTCTTTTTTCTTCTGAGGGATTAGTTCTACTCTGCTTATCTACTACTATTTTATATTTCATATACTACCCTCCCTTTTGATTTGGTTGTAGTCCTGCTCTAGGATATAAATTAGTTCTAGGAAATAGATTAGCTTCATATGTTTTATTGCCTTGTACTTCAAACTTTAATATATCTGCTTGGCCAGCTTCCTCAATATGTATTTCTGTAATCCCATTTTTTTCTCTTTTATATTCTACAGTATTTTCTACTTTGGATTTAATGCTTTCTATGTCTTGTTCTTGCTTTGTTAGCTTTGTTTCGTGTTCTGTTGATTTTTGTGCTAGTTGAGTTATTTTTTGATTTTGTTTATCAACTATAAATTCTGTTCTTTTTGCAATATCCGAAGCATCTGGAATATTTTGATATTCTACTGTGGCTTTGATTATACTTGGTGCTTCTATTGTGCTTTCAAGTCCATTCGGACTTTTATAATTAAATCTAAAAACATAACTATCATAAATATTTCCTTCTTTATCTTTAAATTGTATCTTGTCCATTGTTTCTATATAATGTAATCCTTGACATTTGAAAGTATAAGCTTTATACTCAAATCCCTTTACAGCATTAAAGAGAGCAGTTATCAATTGCTCTCTCTTGGTTTGTGTATATGCAAATGGATTATCATTTATTACTAAACTATTTTCTCCATTTTGTAATATGCTTTCTTCATCTCTTAGAGTTATATTTTCTCCTTCTATATCTGCCATTGATAAACTAACTAAGTTTATTGGATGTGTTGTTCTTTTTATTTCTGCTTCTTTATAATTATTTAAAGTAAATACTTTTGATAATATTGTTATTTCGTTTGGATTTATTAAATATAACTTATTATCATTTTTTATTTTTGCTACCGTACCACTTATTTGTGCTACTGCTTGAATTACCTGTCTATTTAAGCTTCCTTCTGCAAATTGATTGCTATCTACAATAAAATCTTTATTTGCAAAATTTGTTGTTGCTAATACTAATCCAGAATTTGTACATGCTTCCTGTAATACTTGCAATAATGTTATTTTTCCACTTGTATAATTTAGTATACTTTTATACTCTATATTTGTTTTTAACATATAATCCATTGCTGTAACTTTCGCTATATTTGTTGTATCGTTTGGTTCTACATCTTGAACAATGAAATTTCCTAAGCTGATCCATTGTACTGTACCATTTACAATTATTCCAGTTAAGTACTCTATTTCTTGTCCTTCTAAATTTACTATATTTTCTATTTCAAAATCTAAACATCTCGATATTGCTGTACCGAAAATATTTCCTTCTTCGTATACATCGTCATAATATTCTACATTTGTTATCCTATATTTTTTTTCATTTAAAATTATTTTATCAATTTGAATAGTACTTATATCATAAGCTTGTTTTACGTTATCTAATACATCTATCATATTTAAGCCTCCCCACATTGATTTAATTCTACTTCAAATTCATCATAAGTCTGTTCTGTATTGCTTCCATATAACATAGAATTTCGTGGCAACTTTACAAAGAATTTTTTAGATAACATTGTACCAGTTCTAGGAGAAAAATATGTATATGTATCTTCTGGAAGTTGAAAATGTGACATATATTCTTGATATATATCTTTATCTAACTGACTAAACTTTATTTTTAGTGATGTTTTTGGCATATATCCATAATTGCGTTTTATAGTTCCATCTGCCATTGTAATTTCTGATATTACATCTGGCTCGTTTTCTAAAATATTATATCCACCACTTAAAATATGGTGAAATATAAAATCTCCATGTTTTAATAAATCCATATTCTCCTCCTATGCTATTCCATATTGTAGTTTTTGCTTTGCATTTACTTTATTTACTACACTTGCCATTTGTTTGCCGTCTACATTTAATGTTGAATTTACTTGTATTTCTTTATTATTATCGATACTTTCTAATCTTGCTTGTCTATTATCTTCATTTGTTAAATTAATTTGATGTGTACTCGTCAAATTAGATGTTAATTTTGCATTTTCATTATCGATTGCTCTTCGCATATCTTTATATACTCCACTTAAACTATCTTCAAAGCCTTCTCCTAATCCTAAACCTAAATATTGACCTATTTCATCTCTAAACAATGTAGATGGTGAATGAATACCAAAAAAGTTTTTTATACTATTTACTATGCCATCACAAAATCCTTTAATTTTTCCCCATATCCAATCTTTTGCATTATTTATTCCATTCCAAAGTCCTTTAACTAAATTTAATCCAGCTTTTGCCATATCAGTTACTTTATTGATAAATCCTTCAAAGATTGTTCCTTTAAAAAATTCTTTAATTTTTGTAAGCATTTTATCCCAATAACTAAATAATCCTTCTATGATTTTTTGAACTATTTTTATTCCTATTTGAGGGATCTTTACTACAATTAATTCAATCAATTTAGTTACAATTTTCATAATTAGTTCAGGTAATTTAGCTATTAGATCTGGTAAAGCATCAAATATTCCTTCTATTAAAGCTAGTATTAATTCAATTCCTGCATCAATAACCATATCAATATTATCTATCAGTGTTTCTACCAAAGTAATAATACAATTTATTGCTATTGGTATTAATTCAGGGAGCATTTGAGAAATTCCTTTAATTAATTCAACTAGAATTTCCATTCCTGTTTCGAGTATTTGCGGTAACATCTCTAAAAGTGTTTTAGATAATGTTTGAATTATGTTTATTGCAGTTTGTATTATTTGTGGTCCGTTTGATGAAATTCCTTGAATTAATTGTTCTATAATATCAATACCTAATTGTAATAATTGAGGCATTGATTCTGTTATACTATTTATTATGTCTGGTATTGCTTCTTTTACTATTCTTACAACATTTGCTATAACATCTGTTGCAGTATCTACTACTTGGCTTAAATTTCCCGCACCACTTAAAAAATTATTCCAAGATGCTTTCATTGACGAAAGGCTTCCCTGCAATGTTGATGAAGCTTCTTTTGCCGTTGTTCCTGTTACTCCCAACTCTTTTTGAACTGCGTGAATTGCATTATATACATCACTCAAATTGTTAATATCATATTTAACACCTGTTAATTTTTGCGCATCTTTTAATAATCTTTCCATTTCAGTTTTGGTACCACCATAACCTAATTTAAGATTATCAAGCATAGTATAATTTTGTTTTGCAAATCCTTGATATGCATTTTGAATCGAAGCCATATCAGTTCCGAATTTATTAGCATTATCTGCCATATCGGTTAGTGCCATGTCTGCTACATCTGCTGCTTTTGAGGTATCACCTGCTAAACTTTGTAATAAGCTTGCTGAAAAACTTGTTACATTTTTCATATAATCAGATGCACTCATTCCAGCTGTCTTATAAGCATTGTTTGCATTTTTTACTACTTTATCTGCATTTTCTTTATACAGTGTTTCTACACCACCAAGCTGTTGTTCTATTTCGCCTCTTGCATTAACACTCGCTGTTACTAATCCAGCAAAAGCTGTCGCTACTACTCCTGTTGCTACTGCCACTCCTTTTAATGCAGTACTTGCAATACTTCCTAATTTGCTGAAACTACCTTTTAAACCATTTATACCTTTTTTTACACCGCTATCATCTAATTTTGTGTCTATAACTACTGAACCATCAGCCATACTATTTTCCTTTCTAGTCAGGCTCATTGGCTCAATTTAAAGACTTTATTCCTTATTGTTTATTTTTATTTCTATTTCTTTTTTGCAATTTTTGCATAATAAAAAGATGCCTCTTGATTTAGCATCTTCTTTATATTTTATTAATTTTTTTTTGCAATAAGGACATATATACCATTTCTTCATATACAATCCTTCTTTAATGTTTCATACATTCTATTAAATCTATCTATATTTATATTATCCATATATCTTATATTTGCGTCTAAACTATTTTTAAATTCTTCAATATAAGTAACTTTTGACTTTCTTTGCTTTAAACTATCTATTTTTATCCTAGTTACAGAGTAATATCTGAAAATAAAATCATTAATTGTATCCACTCTTTTTTGTAAAATTTCTTTTAGATTTTCACTAGGTAGTCTATTGGAGAATTTATATTTTCCTTCAACCTTTGCTAATTCTCCTAATTTTAATATCATTTCTTCATACTTAATAAAGAAAACTTTTGGATCATTACTAGTATTTACCAAATATGATAATTTTTTTATCGTATTTAACTCCTGTTCTATATTTGTTAAACTAATATTTTTTTGATTATTATTAATCTTTTCTTTTTTATGAGTTATATATTTTAAAGTATCAGAAATTCCAAAGCTAGTTTTATTATATATCTTATTGTATATTGCTTTTTTAGGATTATTAATGTATCCCATTCCTTTTTTACCATACAAAGGATTTACTGCTGATTTTGCCATTCTTTTAATTCTACCTGTTGTTCTAGCTTTTATGCTCTTTTTTAAGTTAGGTGTTCTAAAACCAAATTTCATATTAACATCTCCTCTTTTTATAGAATAACATACAAAAAAAGAAAATGCTGTCAAAACTTGTCGAATTACCAAAAAGCTTTTCCAAAGTCTGCTTCTTTTTGTTTTATTGTTCTCATATCTGGTAAAGCATATTGCTTTTTTAATTTTTTGTAATTTAATTTCATATCTTTATCCTTAATTTTAGATAAATCAATAGACCTATATCCCATAATCTTAACAAATTGTGTATTTTCATTTAAACTATTCATTAGAGCTTTAAATTTCCACCAGTGCAAGTATTTTATACTATTTAAATCTATTTTATATTGTTCCATAAAAGCACTATATATGTACTCATCATCAAATTCATAGCTATAAATTTGCTTATTATTATCTGTATTTCCTTTTTCATTATTGTCGACATTTATTTCTTTCTTACCACAAGCATAAAACCATAATATATCATTTATTGCTTGCTTTATATCTGTTATTTTCGATATATCATAATAATATAATTTTAATGCTTGTAATATCTTTGTTTGTTCATCTATTTTATTATCTTGCATTCAAATTTAATACTTTCTCTAAAATCAGTTCTTAATTTTAATCCATTTTTTGTATATTGTGGTAGTTTATCTAATAGAATATTTTTATCCATTATCTTCTATTTCCTTTATGAAACTGATTATATCTTCTTTGTTCTCTATTAGGCTGATATCTATCTAATGTATTTTGTAATCCTATCTGTTGCTGATTTTTTTCTTTTACTATATCTTCAAATGCTTTTATATGATCTGCCAAATTATTTTTCCCTTTAAATATTTTTTCTGAAATTCCATTTCCAAATACATTATCAAAAAATTCTTTAATTATTCTACATTCTTCTCTTATCGCTTCTGAATAAGACATTTCTATCTTTTCTTTCTTACTGCTTTCTTCTATTACTCTTTTAGCTTCTTTTTCAAATCTTTCTACATCGTCAGCATCTAAAAAATCAAAATCTACTTCTATATCTCTTATTTTCATGGTTCCCTCCTAAGTTAAATAAGGCTAGAATTAACTAGCCTTATTCTATTATTTGTTCTTCTTTTTGTTCTTTAATTTCTATGTTTTCTAGTTCTGTACTAGATGTTACTGGGTGTAAAACTACAAGTATTCCATTCGTCTGTTGTAGTTACAGTACCTTCTACTATGTCTCCGTTAGCTTTAAAGCTTCCTGAATATGTGTAAGCATCAGTTGAATCTCCATCACTATCTGGAACTACTGAGTAAACTCTTTTTCTTGCTTTAAAAGATCCATCTGTTGTTCCTTTTTCGTTAAAGTTTACTGTTACTATTTCAACTGTTTGTCCAACTAGTTCTTTATCGTGTATTTCTGCAATTCTATCATGTACTGCATTATCTGTCATTCTATCAAAAGCATAAGCTATTTCTGTTGAATATGAAACCACATCAGAACGTTCTGTCTTTTCATCTATATATCTTCTATCATACGTAGTAGAATTTAGACTTTTTCCTCCATCTGTAAATCCTGTCATTCTGTTATAAGTTGTCGATTCTAATGTTGGTTTCATAAAATTTACAATATCAGCTCTATTATAAATCATAATATTTCCTCCTATTTTTAATATTCATAATATGTGAAATTTATTTGAATAATATAGATTGCTGTCGTTTCAGTTTTTTGTAAAATATAACTTGGACTAGTACATTTTATAGAAAATGCACCATTTATCTTTGGAAAGTTTTTTAGTCTATTTTGTGTTTTTATCCACTCCATAAAATCTTCTCCAAATTTGCTATTTGCCAAATTTGTTACAACTCTACTAGAAATTGGAGCAGTTACAGTAAAATCAAATGCTATTTGATACTTTCCTCCTCTACCGTCTATAAATTGTTTTATTTCTGGTTGAGTTGGTGTCCTATCTATTGAATATGAATAAATTTCATCATCTAAATAGTCAACATTGATTTTATCTCCATCTAGCAATGGACATGTTTCAATGTATTCTTTTATTTTTTGCATTTTTGAATCTCTTTGTATTTGATTATCTTCTTCCATTACTTGCCTCCACTTTTAATAAAGTTTTCTACATCTTTGCAAACTTCTTTTCCCCTATCATTTATCATTCTTTTATCCCATTCAGGACCTCTTTTAGGTGCTCCTTGATATTTCATATCTTCATTGGATATTACTCTTTTTACACCTTTCGGTCTACTAGCTCCTATTGCTTTTTTACCTTTATAATGATAATGAGAATAAGGACTAATATGTTTTATAGAATGTTTGTTAGGAAATGTTACTTGTCTATATATATTTCCTTGTTCTCTTGGAACATAGAGCTCATATAATCGATAAACATCATCTCGTAAAAATTCTGTTACTCTTCCATTCTCATCTAAACCGATGGTCTTTTATTATTTTATTTGTACTGTTCATTTTTACTTTTACATTCATCTGCATTATTCTGATACCCCTATTTTATAGTGTTGTAATCCACCTTTTCTATTGTCATCTACTGATACTACTTTAAATAATTGATATTTCTTTATCAATGTTCTTTCATCAAATTCATCATTTACGATTCCTTCGACTATATAATCATTAGTAGCAATATCTAGCTTTTCAGTGGCAGGTATTGTAATTGAACCTGTACTTCCTTTTTCAAGCCCGTTTATCTATCAAGTTAGTCTTTTTATTATGTCTAAAATAAACCGCCTCAAAAGGCAATTTCGTAACAGTTTCATCATTATTAAAATGGTATACTGTGATTTTATCTTTGAAAAACTTTTTATTCATTTAACACACCCCACAATATAATAGAGGTAGTCCATCTACTCCAATTTCTTTTGATAAATAGACTTTTAATGTATTATATTTTTTTGCAGAATACTCTTTTTCAATTTCTTCTGGTGTAGCATAACTTTCTGACCAGCCTTCTATATTTTGACTTTTTAAATTTCCAATTTCTCTTAATTTGGTTTCTTGTTCATTTATTAAATCAACAATTAAGCAAGTAACATATTTCACTTGCTTTGGAATGTTGTTTTTATCAATTCTTCCAAAAGTTTCATGATTTATATAATTACTTGCATCAATTACTAATTTGTTAAAGTTAGAAGGTATGCTTGATACCTCTAACAATTCTTGATAATCGTTTCTATCTATGTATTTAAGCATACCTTACCTCCTTATGATTTTAACGCTAATGAAATGTCTTGGTTAACTTCTGTTGAAGCAACATCAATTTGTCCAATTACATCACGTTTCATATTCTCAGCAGTTACTCTATATAATCCGCTAGAATTTTTCTCTGCTTTAAATACTGCTTTACCTGCTGAATCAGTTGTTTTAATTATACCATTAAAGTTAACCTTAGCACCTTCTATTACAGCTGGTGAAGTTGCTGTATCTTTTACTGTAAATGTTACATCTACTCTTTCCTCTGTATATGTTTCTGGTAAAATAACAGCAAATGGGAATCTTACTGCTTCGTCTGGTTGTAATGAGTTTATAGGATTTGGAACTTCCCAGCCTAATCTCATTGTTACTCTTAATGCAACCATATCATCTTGTGCTAGGTTATATAAAATTTCTCCTGTTGCTGGATCTTGAATAACTGCTTGGTCTAGTACTTTAAATGTTATATCTTGTCTGATTGCATAAACTGCTTGTGAGAAATCTCCTACTAGCATTTGTGCTTTTGTTTTATCCCAAGCCCCATTATCAACATAAGCTTTTGCCAAGCTATCTATTTCAGTACCTTTTATAGGTTGTCCGTTATTATCTAACATTGTTCTAAATGCTGATTTAACATTCATTCCACCTAAAACACCTGTTACATTATAACCACTTTCTTCAACATAAGACATTGCTTCATCAATTGATAAGTACATTGTACTTAATGGTTTTACACTTGCACCAGCATTTAATGCTGATGTTAATAAATCTGCTCTAAAACCAGCTGGTTTATCGTATCCTGTAAATACTGCTTGGTCAAATTTTTTACCCATAGCTTCTTGTATTCTTGGTTTTACTTCTCCCCAAATATCATAACTTGCATCATCTAATACATTTTCTGGTATTGGAACTATAACAGCCATTTCTTCTGCTGTAATATATTTCTTATCCCATGCCATTTTTGTTAATTGCTTTCTAGCATTATCGCTTCCTTGCCAATATACTAATGGTAAAGCATCTAATACCCTCATTTTAGTTTTGTTTGATGTCATGTTTGGTAATCTTCTAAACATAGACATAGCTTTTGAGCTTTTTATTGCTCCTTCGATTATTTCTCTTGAAACTTGTTCATCTATTAAAGTTTCTGCATTACTTCTTGAAATCATTTGTCCCATGATTATTTCCTCCTTTAAATTAAAAATAAAAAGACTAGCTATATGCTAATCTCTTGCAGAACGTATTAAATCGTTCATTAATTGGTTAGTTTCATTTTGATTTGGCTGTGTTTTGCCATTTAAGTTCATGCTAGAACCTTTTTTTATTATTGTTGTTTCTGTATTATACTGTGGATTTTTAGCTTTATATGATTTTAAAGCTGTGTCAAAATCAATAGTATCAGTAACAAGTCCTAATACTTCATTTGCAACAAATTTAGCAAATTCTGGTTTTATCCCTGCACTTGCTACTTTATTTGTTGCTTCTAGCATTGAATAACTCTTATTTAATGCTTCATATTTTGATTTATAATCATCTCTCTCAGTGGTGATATTCTTTAATTTAGCATTAACTCCATCATCACCTTCTATTGATGCTTGTAAATCTTCAAATTTCTTTTTGTAGTCTAATCCTTTTGCTTTTTTTACATCATCATCATATTTACTTTTAGCAACATATCCTCCTTCTGAAAGATTAGCCAATTTCATTCCTTTTTCTTCTACCGCCTTGGTAAAATCATCGTATGACAATGTGTTTTCTCCGAATAATTCTTTTAATTCGTTTTCCATATTATTCCTTTCTTACACAGATTTAATTTAAAGCTCGGTTCACTCCGAATTTGTGCAATCTATCAATTTAAATGTCCGATAGATAAGACAAAATATGCAGTTTCTTTATAGCGTCTATCCCGCAAAAAGACATAAAAATAAGAGGTTAGCTTTTACTAATCTCTTATACATAAAAAAGACACCTTTACAGTGTCTTAATTATTTTTTTCTATTTCCTTCTTTAAATATTCAGCATATTCCTGTTGACTGTTCCATTCTGTATACCAAAAAGGTTCTGGTTTTTTCCCATATTTTCTTTTATATTCTTCTATTAACTTGATAATTTCATCAGATAACTTTGCCATATTTTTTTATTACCTCTTTAAAAATATCTTTAAATTCTGGAATATTATTAATTAGATTTACTCCATTTTTGTCTTTCTTTAAATAAATTGTTTCAATGTTTGCAACAATTTCACAAAATCTATCGTTATCATTATTCCAATATGTTGTAGGATGTCCCCAATAACCTCTAATATCATTCTTAGTTATTCCAGCGAATAAATCACTAACGAAAATATTGTCTTTGAAATTATTACTTTCTAGAATTTTATTTAATTCATCTTTTCGTTTTAGTAGTATTTGATTTAAGTTTTCAATTTTTGTTCTTAACTGACTATCTTTGCTAATATTGTTATTTATATCAATCATATGTGCAATCTCATGCATTATAGATTCTCTTATATTATAATTATCAAATTCAGGATGATTTGGATTTACTAAAACTTTGTTTTGTGATGTAGAAAATCTAAATGGTTTTTCATTTAAATAATCTATCTTAATTTTTTTATTTCTATCGTATTCGTCTATAATTTTAATGACTTCTTTACTAGTACGTTGATTTGGTTGATTTTTTATTAGTTTATTTAAAGGTTCTGCTATTTCTAAATTCTTTTTATTATAATCACCTATTGATAACCTACTATAATCTTTTCTAAATTTAGTTTGATCTACAAAATCATTAAGCATTAAATTATGTTGTTTTAGCTTATTCTGTGCATTTAATAATTGTGTTCTCGTATCTTCTATTAGTTTAACATCTTTTGTGTTAGATGTCAAAATTCCTTGTAATCCTGCCACATCTTTTTTATCTTGTCTTATTTGCCTTTCCATTTTACGTTGCATTTGTGAAGCGTCATATTTACTTATTTTTTGTCCATTATATGTAACTTTTTCGTTTGCCATTTCTTCAAGTTCTTTATCGGTATATGTTTTTGTACTGCCTTTATAATATGGTCTCCAATCGTGGCTACAATTTACACCTTTAAATCCTGTTGGTTCTCCATATCCTATATCATCTAAACTTAAATATCCCTTTTGTCCGCTTCTACTTACTATTTTACCTTGCCATTCTGCGTGTTCTGGTCTAGCTCCACCATGTGCTGTAAGTTCCATCAAATCCCATTCTAGTTCATCTGCTCTCATTAACTGTAATTTACCACAAGTTTGATTTACCGATGTGATTATATTGGCCCTTACTGCACTTTCAATACTTCTATGTTGTCCTGATGGATATTCTATGTAAGCTCCTTGATTACTTATTTCTTTTATTGTATCTATTATTGATTGAGAATAGCTTTTTACACCTGTTGAAACTTCCATATAAGCTTTATTTATAGCATTATAAAATTGTGTTTGACTTGTATTAGCTGTTGTCATTGTTAAATTACTTAAATTATTATGTGTTTTTAATGATGTGGCTTCTAATAATTGCCACATACTTTTGCTTTGTTTTATTGATTTTGGACTTAATCCAGCCATTTTATAAATATTATCATCATATTCTAATGAGTTTATTCCAGCTTCTTCAAATATCTGTTGTATTTGTTCTTTTGTTTGATTGTTATATTTAGCAACTTGATTTATTATATCTTGGTAAATCATTCCCATTTCTTTTGATATTAAAACATTATTTAAAGCAACTGTATTAGCATATCCTACATTAGATATTCTTTCTGCTATTTCTTGTATTATTTCTAATTCTAAGTTTCCATATAACTGGTTCGTTTGCTTTTCTATTTGGTTCCATTGTTCCAGAGTTAACATTTACATCACTCCTCTGTTTGAAATCCAAATGCTTCTTGATTACTTTTCTTTTCATCTATTATTTCTTGTAATTCTGTTTCAATTTCTTTATCCGTCATATTCCTTATATTTCTCATATAAGACTTTTTACTTCTAGTTCCATTTGATACTTCTGTTTGAGCTCTTATTTGCTCTGCACCTTTATCTTCTATCACGCTATCATCAAAATCTATAACAATTGTATCTGCATTTATATTGTAATTGGCAAAAGTAGAAGAAGCATAAGCAAGTGCTATAATCATAGTTCTTAAACTACTTTCTAGTACTTGTTCATGCTTCTTTATTGTTCTAAACATATCGCTATTTTCACTTATTACACCTGTTGCAGTTTGTATACTTGAACCATTAAATTTATACCTTTCTTGTCCAAAACCAGATTTAGAAGATAAGATATTAAGTTGAAATTGTACATCTTCTTGTAGTTTATCTGTTCTTAAATCTTGATTGTCATGTTGTATCATACTATCTTTATTGAATCCTTTTGGCATTCTATAAATAGAAATATCTTCTGGATCGAACGTTAATTGTTCTGTTCCATTATCATAGGTCATCATTTCTTCTGATATAAATGTCCTTCTTCTTCCTAATACAGGTTCATTTCCTAATTCATTATAAGCATCATCTAATTCTTTTAATACATCAATGGAATTTGCATATATTGATATTCCAAATGGTGTATCACTATCTATATTATTACAAATATTTGGCTTTATTATAGAAAACCATGGAATATTATTTTTTGTATCAAATGTATTTACAAATCCATCTTCATCTTCAATTGGACTTACAATGATGTTTCTATTTTGTGACTTAAATTTGTAGTTTTTTATTTCATAATTACCTTGTTTGTTAATAACATGCATTGATACATATATATAATTAATTCCTTTTATTGTTTTATATGTTACAAAAGCACATTCTTTTATTTCAGTTCCTTCCCAACTTAAAGGATAAATTTTTTTGCCTTCTACAAATTCCAACTTAGGTCTTGCATTAGTAACATCTATTGTATTTTTGTCTTTATCTATTAACATATCTTGTATTGAAACAACTAATGCTCCTGTTCCTAACTCAAAGCTCCTTTCTACACCTTGATTTATTAAAACAGTAGCATTGTTTTTGGATAATATTTCATTTAGTTGTTTTGTATCTTTATCTTTTCCTAGATTTATTTTTACTTTTTCATTATAAAGTAAATCTGCCCAATCTTCACATACTTTTTTTGCTCCTTGTAAAGACTTTTTCTCCCTTTTTACTCTTTTTTGTCCATTATATATGTAATAATTATGAAATTTTCTTACTTTTCCTTTATACCAACTTTCCCATAAATCAAGATTTTTATCCCAATTTAACTTTTCTGATATATCATATCCTTTACTCTGAAAAAATTGTTGTAAATCCATATTTTATCTCCTTGCATTTATTAAATTTTCGTAAAAACTATTTATTGAATATTCAAAAGCATCTAAACTGTCTATGTCTGTTGTTCCATCGTCAAGTCTTTCATCTTGATGTTTGTTATTCCAAATTGCATCTTTAAATGCTTGAATTATTACTTCGTTTTTTCTTAAAACTTTTAGTCTTCCTTGTGCCATTAAAGTTGATGTTAAAAATATTCTGTCATTTATCTTATCTTTTGAACAATCTTCTATTACAGTAGGTATATTTTCTTTTTGACACCTTCTTATTAGTCCTAATGTTATGACATTTCCTAATGCCCCATAATCTGCAAATGTATATTGGCATTTTCCATACTTTTCATACACTCTTTTATAAAAAATAATAAAGTGTCTATAAATCTCTTCTGGATCATAAACACTTTTTAAATCATATTCATCTAATATATCTACTTCTTGAAAATTATATGTAATTCCAGTAGCAACAAACTTTATTTTACTTGCTCCCGCTCCATAATCTATTCCTATTGTTATTATCATATAATCTTTATTTGTATTTTCTATTAAAAATTTTTCTGTTTCATCTGCGAATAATCTATATATTAATCCTTCGGCAGCTACTCTTTTTCCTAAAATATCTCTTGCGTACCATACGGAATTTTTATCATATTTAGACTCTATTTCTTCTAATCTCTCTTTTGTTATTGTTAGATTATCGTGTAATGTAAAATGTTGATATTGATAACCACCTTTTAATCCATTTTTTAAATAATTATCAATATAATTTGTGTATATTTTATGACCAGGTGCACAAGGGTTTAAATCCCATAACGTAAATGGTCTTTTAGATGCAACTTGTCTGCCAAATGCAACTTTTATAAAAGATGTTCTACTATCTTCACTATCGTAATGTTCATTTATTTCTGTCGCTATCCATAATCCATATGAATTACCTAATATCTTTTTATAGCTATCTGCTTTTCCTCCACCAGCAAATATAACGATTTTTTCTCCTGTTTGAGTATTTATAAAAAGTGCTTCATTATCTTTATATTTTCCCCAATGACATCTCCCTCTAAATATATGTTCTAAACCAAAACCATTACAATCTCCAATATTTAATTTTGCATTAGCTAATGAAGAACCACTCGCTAAGTGTATTTTATCTGGGCATACTTCTAAATATATTGAAGCTATAATACAATGATCTATTGTTTTTCCACTTCTAACAGAACCTTCTGCAACTGACATAACAATATTTTTTATTGCATTTTTTATATAATCTATATGTTTTTGTGAAAAAGGAGCCCATTGAATTGTTTGTGTTTTAATCATTGTTATCAACTCCTAATAATTTTGCTAATGGTGTTAAATCTTCAATTTCATTGTTTTCTCTATTGTTATCTCCTATTATCTCATTTAAGTCTTTCAATGCAGAAGAAAGCATTTTTAGTCCTTGTCTATCTATAATGTCTATATATGACTTTATTTCTTCATCTTCCTGTGTTGTTTCTTTACTCGGTTTATTAGTTTTATAATCATACTCAACTGTTTTTGTCTTCTTTTTATTTCTTGCTAAATGCATATTAAGTTCATTGTTGGCTTGTATTATTTTAGCTAATAAATCATTTGCAACATCTTGTACTTTTATTATTTTATTAGCTTCCTTTTCTGCTTCTTTTTCAATAACTTTTTCTATTGTTCTACTACCTTTTTTCTCCTCTTTTTCTTCTTTTTTGTTTTTCCACCCTTTTGTATTTTTATAAGTATTTCCGTTTTGCTCTATTCCTTTATCTTTTAAGAAACTACTTACTGATTTATAATCACTTAATATGTATTCTTTTTCTAACTGCTTCCAGTCATATTTTGCCACCTCGCTCACCTACTTTTTATTTTATAATGCATTTATCTTTTATCATATAAGGACAATATACTTTACCTTCTCTTAGGTTTATAACCTCTAAAAAAGAGCAATTTTTACATTGCTCTGGTAAATCTCTATTTATTTTCTCTAGTTTTTCTTGATCCTCATACTTTTGTATCTCTTCATTCATATTTATCACTTCTTTACATTCGTCAAATACACATTCTTTACATCTCTTATTTGTATTTGAACATACTTTATTATCTTTTAAACATGGTATCATATTTCTTTATCCTCTTTTATAAACACTATGAAATATGTAAGTTATATATAATTACACTCTAGAACTAAACGGCTATTATTTGCCATTCTGCTATATATATTTACATACTTCATACTATTTACAAATATCAAATAGAACTCACTAGGAAAGTTCTATACCATGTATCTGCTCTCTTATTTCAAAAGGAGATCTATTACATTCAGTCAGACATAACAAACTATATATTATCAGTTACCTAGCATACTGGTAATAACTAATTTAATCTAATTTTATACATTTATTTTCAAATTTCTTATATGCATCAAAATATAATTCTTTTTTATCTCCATTGTATGTGCATTCATAATACATACCATCGAATAGGGTTGTACTTAATAATGCTTTATGATTTTGTAATGTTTTACAATACCATACATCAAATACTTCAAATTCTGGAATATTATCACTTTTGTCTAAATGTTCCATTGCATATTGTTTTACTATTTTTTTACATTTTTCTATAAATTCTTTACTTCCCATTTTTCTATCTTCCTTTCATAATAAAAGAGCCTATCTCAGATAAACTCTTTTTACATGTATTTTAAATTTATATGGCACTTGGACTATGACCTGCTATGCAAGTGTGCCTATATTCGGATGACCAGCAACGTTAATTTATTTTTGTTGCCAGTATAATAATAACAGTTTCAAAAGGAACTTTTCAATACTTATTTTAGGAACTTTGACGGAACTTTTTAAATATTTACCATTTTTAATATACTCTCTAAAGCTTTGTCTCTTATTTTTCTTAATCCTCTCTCAGAGATGTCTTTGTTGTATTCTAAACTATATTCTTTTACAACTTTGTCCCAATTTTTTCCTTTGTTGTTTATATAGAATAACATTATAACCTTTTTTTGTTCGCTAGTTATTTTGTCTAGCCAGTTTATTACACGTACCACCTTTTTATTTGTGTTTTCCTTTTCTTCTTTTAATCTTTCTAGTTCTCCTTCTAAAAAGTCCCTATCTTCTCTATTAATATGATTTAATTCTTTTCTGTAGTTTATTGCAGTACTAGACGTTTTATCAGATACTTTGTTTGTATTACTATGCACGCTATCATATGCTTGTCCTGCAAGTTGCATACTTTCTATCACTTCTCTTGCTGTATCTTGATGTACTGTTCCTGCATAATTAAGTCTATTTTCATATTCATCTATTTTAAGTTCTATTTCAAGCAGTTTACCCTCATTTTCTTTATGTTCTATCAACATTCTTTCTACATCTTCCTTTATGTATTGCATCTATCTTCTGTACCTCCTATTCACTAAATAAATAACATAATTTATATTGATCTCTTATTAAGTTATTACTCTTTATTGCTCTTCCACACTCTCTTGCTGTTAGATCTAGAAATCTTACTACTTCTTTTAACGTTCCAACTCTTAAACATTGCTCACTATTCTTTGTATCGTATATTCCATATATTTTCATTTGTACACCTCCATTTTAATTACTGACTAGTAGTTCTTGTAAAACATCTCTAGCAAATATTATCTCACGATTACTTGCTTTTAGTTCTCTATCTTCTAGCCATTGTTTTTGCTGATTGTCTAATTCTTCTATTTTGTCTTTTACTTTTTGAATTGGAATATAGTTTTCATAAATTATTTGTCCTGCTTTTTTTTGTTCTTCTGCTCTCCCTCGTATATAAGCATCTTGTTGAATATTTCTATATTTAGTTGCTGTCATTTCATCTAAATTTGGTGCTATTGCTATATATTCTCTTAGTTCTTCATTTTCTTTTAATAATCTTTTATAATCTGATAAAATATGCTCCAATATTCTAGCAAGCTCTACAATTTCTTTATTGTAATATC